AAAGGCAGGAAAACCTGATAGCACGTGAGCGAACACATGGATTAAACGCCGAAGAACGTAAAGAGCTTTGGTCTTTGAATCTGGCGTTAGCCAGAAAAAAATGAAATACCCAACGGCTTAATTGCCGATAAAGTGTGAGGGCAACTCCCCACAACATGTCGCTATAGCGGGCAGCGGCGACAAAAAAAGCCCCAAATGCTATTGTTGGCGGTTTCGCCGACCGACACCAACCCAAATACTCTGAAGTGTGGATACCGTCTTATGGAGCAAAACCCGCAGTCACAGCTAAAACTACTTGTCACCCGTGGTAAGGAGCAAGGCTATCTGACCTATGCTGAGGTCAATGACCATCTGCCGGAAGATATCGTCGATTCCGATCAGATCGAAGACATCATCCAGATGATTAATGACATGGGCATACAGGTGCTGGAAGAAGCTCCTGATGCTGATGATTTGATGCTGGCCGAGAACACCACTGATACCGACGATGACGCGGCTGAAGCTGCTGCACAGGTGTTGTCCAGTGTTGAATCCGAAATCGGGCGTACTACTGACCCGGTGCGTATGTACATGCGCGAAATGGGTACTGTTGAGTTGTTGACGCGTGAAGGTGAGATTGATATCGCTAAACGAATCGAAGACGGTATCAATCAGGTTCAGTGCTCAGTAGCTGAATACCCTGAAGCGATTACTTATCTGTTGGAACAATATGATCGTGTTGAGGCGAGCGAAGTTCGTTTATCTGACTTGATCACCGGTTTTGTTGACCCAAACGCTGAAGAAGATATTGCGCCGACGGCGACGCACGTGGGTTCTGAATTGTCCACCGAAGAATTGGATGACGAAGACGAAGAAGAAGACGAAGAAGAAGACGACAACAGCATCGATCCAGAGCTGGCGCGGCAGAAATTCAGCGATTTGCGTGAGCAGTATGAGAATGCTCGCATTGAAATCAAGAAAAATGGTCGTAGCCATGCGAATGCTGCTGCTGAAATTCTGAAGCTGTCTGAAGTGTTCAAACAATTCCGTCTGGTACCGAAACAGTTCGACTATCTGGTCAACAACATGCGTACCATGATGGATCGCGTTCGTACGCAAGAACGTGTCATCATGAAGCTGTGTGTTGAACAGTGTAAAATGCCGAAGAAAAACTTCGTTACCTTGTTCGCCAGCAATGAAACCAGCGATACCTGGTTCGCCGCCGCTATCACGATGGGTAAACCGTGGTCAGAAAAACTGAAAGATGTGTCGGAAGATGTCCAACGTAGCCTACAAAAATTGCGCCAGATCGAAGAAGAAACCGGTCTGACCATTGAACAGGTAAAAGACATCAACCGCCGTATGTCTATCGGTGAAGCGAAAGCGCGGCGCGCCAAAAAAGAGATGGTGGAAGCTAACCTGCGTCTGGTTATATCTATTGCGAAAAAATACACCAATCGCGGATTACAATTCCTTGATTTAATTCAGGAAGGTAACATCGGCCTGATGAAAGCAGTAGATAAATTTGAGTACCGTCGTGGTTATAAGTTCTCAACTTATGCGACCTGGTGGATTCGTCAAGCGATTACCCGCTCTATTGCGGATCAGGCGCGTACCATCCGTATTCCAGTGCATATGATCGAGACCATCAACAAACTCAATCGTATCTCACGGCAGATGCTGCAAGAAATGGGGCGAGAACCAACGCCGGAAGAACTGGCCGAACGCATGTTGATGCCAGAAGACAAGATCCGTAAGGTGCTGAAAATTGCCAAAGAGCCTATCTCAATGGAAACCCCGATCGGTGATGATGAAGACTCACATTTGGGTGATTTCATTGAAGATACCACTCTGGAGCTGCCGTTGGATTCTGCAACCTCAGAAAGCCTGCGCTCTGCCACTCACGACGTATTAGCGGGTCTAACCGCTCGTGAAGCGAAAGTTCTGCGTATGCGTTTCGGTATTGATATGAACACTGACCACACTCTGGAAGAAGTGGGTAAACAGTTCGACGTCACCCGTGAGCGTATCCGTCAGATAGAAGCGAAAGCATTGCGTAAATTGCGCCATCCAAGCCGTTCTGAAGTGCTGCGCAGCTTCCTTGATGATTAATCGTTAGTCACAATAATAAGGGCACACACGAGCTTCAATATGCTGAGGCTCGTGTGTGCCCTTGTTACTCCGATTCTAACGCCAATGTTCGCTTACCATTCTCTGCTATATGTTTAAAAACCTTAAATTTGTACAGAAAGCGCTCATCTAATTTATCAGCTCTAGACCTCAGGATAAAAACTACCGTATAATCAGCGCCCAAGCACGGCCCCTTAGCTCAGTTGGTTAGAGCACGCGACTCATAATCGCTTGGTCACTGGTTCAAGTCCAGTAGGGGCCACCAAATTTTAGCTTTAAAATCATGTAATTAAGCCACTTTTAACAAAGTGGCTTTTTTGTTTGCATTTTATAGTGGCGATAAAATGGCGATGCAATAATCGCTACAAAGGAATTTCTACACAAACTGAAAGGTGTTCACATGGAAGTACTACATTTTATTTATATAAATGCCAAAGGACAAATTAACGTTCACTCCACGATTAATGTCAGTGATAGTGAAAATCATATCCAAGGTATTTGCACGACAGCACATCAACTAAGAACATACAGAAAAGATAGAATCCTCAAACAGTTCAATACAGCCGCCGCCGCTTTAGCTGCATTGGGTAACTATTCTCAATCCGATTACACGCATCTACTCACTCCATCATCACCCCGCCGAAAAAAAACTTTTGACATTTGTTTTACCGGGTTCAAGAAGATTGACAAAGAAAGACTAACAGAATGCGCTTTAGTCAATGGATTAATGGTTAGAAGCTCAGTTACCAGAGATCTACAGATTCTTTGTTGTGGGTACAATGCAGGCCCAACAAAGGTCACGGCGGCAAGAATGCAGGGAGTCGTTATATTGGATGAACCGCAATTTGAAGCATTTTTAGAAACAGGCGAAATCCCCGACATTGGGAGTTTCGCCTCAAATTAGTTGTTTTAAAAGTCTGTTAAGTTATGCGACCCGACATAATTATCTCAGCCTTTAGCCGGCATTCTTCCCGTTTTTTCTTGAGTAACGCAGAAGCCATAGCCAGTGTTTCAAATGTCAGCTTATAGTCTCTGTTGAGTTCAGGAAACAGCGCGACAAGGTGAGGCCACATTTCCAATCGCAAATGCTCAGCGCACTGAAACAGTGCGTTAAGCTGGGTGATTGCGGAGTCTGGAACTAAAAGCTCTTGAACAAAATTATCTTGCTGGTTTAGCTTGATACGTGGCTCTATGAAAGATATTTTGTTGAAGTAACAATCTTCCAATTTTTCAAATACTTCCCATGCTTGATCTGTTTCAAGCATTTTTGCATGACGGGCTGCACCGCGTTCTGTCCAGAGGAGCAGATGTTTAGCGCGATTTGCGACTAACCCTCTTAATGAGGGTTTGTTCTTAAACTCTTTTAATTCAGCCCGTTCCAGCTTGAAATAGTGCTTACCTGCAATGAAGCGCCCCTCATTGCGGAGATAGTTATTCTGAATGTTCTTTACCTCAGCGCCATAGAGTTGCGCCAACATTTCGGTGGAAATAACGGAAAGGTTGTTATGATTGATAGTTGGAAGGGTTGATATAGATACTTGAGTGGTCATAGTGATCTCCAATGGTTTCTTTTAGAACTCACCACCTGGAGGTTGCAATCTCACTGGTGGTGAACTGAACAGAGTTGCAACAACTGGAGAAACCACCCAGCCTACCTTTCGGTAGCCCTATCCAGTCCACCATTGAGATGTAACTAGACTTGCCAATAAAAAACACGCTCACGGCGTGTATATTGACGTGGTTTCATTCAGCGGGGTTGCAATCCCGACATCTGATTTTGCAGGTGCACAGGAACTATAGCCCCACTCAGATATCCACGTCAACAATGTTACTGCTTTACAACCAAAGTGCGCCTTGAAGAGTTCTACTTGGGTGTGGTGGAGCTGGCTTTGTTTCCCCCGGTACTACTATGATTCGATCTACTGTTTCGTGCGTGGCGAAAGTACAACTGCAGTTTATATTCTGGCACTGGTGATAACGTTCTTTCGTCTGTTCACTCAGGTAACGGCTAGACCGAGCATGTGCTGCGGTTCTACAAAGTGGGCAATGCATCATATTCGAGTCCCCTCATCTCTCTTTTTATGCAAGTATGGTAACACTACGAACGCTCAATAATTAGCTTTAAGTGAATAAATTTATAATAATACCCTTACTGTGAACTCAGTTGGACTCATAAGTCACATCCGACAGCAACACTTCCAGCGCTAACTGTGTGGTGTAGCCGCTATTGCTCAGGTTGTGCGCTACCTTGCTGATTATCCAGCTCTGTTTGTCTATCACGGATTTAAAACCGCTAACTGCAACAGGTGTTTCAGGAAATAAATCAGCGCGTCCCATGGCTAAGGTGATAGAGAACTCAGCCACACCGCGCTGCAGTTTCTCCCATTTAGATTGAGCTGCGCGCCTGGCCGCTTTTTGTGTGGCGTACACCGTCGTAATAACAAAGACGTTATCCTCAGACCCCGCCAGATAATCCCCTTGCTTTTCCTCCACCTGCTTTTTCACTGTGGCTGCTTTGGCGCGGGTCGGCTTGGCTTTCGGGTGTTCCAGTGCACGGAGTTGCTTAAACTTCGGCTTGCGCTTTAACTTAACCTTTTTCGGCTTGGCCGGTTTGGGGTCTTTAGTGTGCAACCAACTGGCACTTACACCGGTATATGCGCCACGGTCAGCAAGACTAAAGCTGTGCTGGTCGCCATCTTGTCGGGTGATCGTCATTTGCGGAATGGGTTTACCGCTGGCAGTGACAGCGCTACCCGGCTTGATAAACAGTAGTCGCCCGGCTTTGATAGCGGCAACCGCACCATTAAGTGAGGCTAACCGGGTGATAAACTTGGCGTCAGTTTCTTGTGTCTGGTCGATATGAGGGATGGCGATATCCGCCAGCCCCTCGGCCAGCATGGCTTTAAGCCGGTTGCGCTCGGCCACTTGCGCAACTACTTTTCCCAGCGTTGTCTCATGATAAGAGACTTCACGCCGGGCATTGAGCGAACCGCGAAAATCAGCGCTACGGGCGCGAATAGTCAGCATATCCGGCGCGCCATGATGCTCGACCTCATCCACGGTAAAATCACCTTTGCCAATCAGTGCTGAGCCTTTCCAGCCCAAGAACACCGACAGCACCGCGCCCCGTTCTGGCATGACGAGCTGGCCGTCAGCATCATCCAGCTCAATATCAAGCTGGTCAGCCTCAAAGCCCCGGTTATCGGTCAGGCTCAGAGTCAGCAGCCTGTCACGAATATTCTGCGTGATATCTTTCTGGTTAATGGTCAGCATAAAATTCGGAGCCATATCCGCCCCTGCAGGTATAGCAATGCCGCTCGTCATGAGAATAATCCCCCGATAGCCGCCTGCGCCTTACCGGTCATTTCCGTTGCCTTACCCAGCAACTTGTCAGCCTGTTGTTGCAGGTCGCCAAACATGGCGGTTAACGACTCATCAACCCGCAACAGATTGAGGGTGAACTCAATGCGCCGGGCGCTGCCGTCTTCAAAAAATAACGCGCCGGTCTGGCTCAGGCTCTCAATGACATACATGCCGTAAATCATACCGCTGCCCTCAACCAGCGGCCATGCCTTGCCTTGATCGGCCATTGTTTCAAGAGCCAGCAATGACAAGCGACCGCCAGTCAGTTCCGGCAGCAACACCCCGGACAGGGTGATTTTTTCGCTATCGACGCCAAGATATTGCGCTGCCGGACGCAATCCCACCCGGCTGTTGGTCGGCCAACGGTAATCAATATTGCGTCCCATGCTTTGATAAGGCGTGGTCTGGCGCATAAAGACAAATAAACCCAGTGATAACATCATGATTAATCACTCTCCATCTGGCCGCGTTGGCGGGCGCGCTTATCCCGTTCATTCCTGGCTAGGGCATCAACCATCATTCGCTCGGCATCTTGTCGGCTCATGCCCGGCGGGATAGTTACGCTGATATCATTAGTGGTCACGCTACTATCAACAATAGTGGTGCCGGTATTGGCGGTGACCGGCTGGTAACCGCCATACAACACGCCGCCACTCGGTGAATATCTGCCCGCGTAAGGGTTATCTTTCGGGACGTTATCGGCCAACCCGTCTGATTTAGTATCAATAATGCCAAGCTTTTCCAGCACCCAATCAATGCCACTGCGCAAGGTATTGAGGGCTGTCATCGGCAGGCTTAACGCGGCGGCCAGCCCTTCACCAAATACCTTGCCCGCATTGGTCGCCCGATCTAAAGTTTCCTGTGTGGATTTCACCGGTTTAATCAGGTCAGCGAACCCGTTGGCAAACTGTTTAACCTTGTCGCTAAACCAGTTAAACATCGGTTTAAGTGGCTCAAACGCGGCACTAATTGGCACCATCGCCGCCATAAAACCCTCAGCTACCCCTGAAATAAAGGCGCTGATTGGCTCCCAATATTTACGGATAAGCAGACCACCGGCCACAATGGTTGCCACCACCGCCACTATCGGCCATGTCAATGCCGTGAGTGCGGCGACAATGGTTCCTGCCATCAGGGAAAAACCGGCACTTAACAGACTGGCTCCAGCCAACAACAGGTTAAACCCGGCCATGACTGGCCACGCTATCAATCCCAGCGCACCAAGCCCGGCAACCAGTGCCATCGCCGCACCGGTTACTTTGGTAATCGTGCCGACCAGCTCCGGGTTTTTCCTGGCCCATGCCGCAACATTAACCAGCCAGTCCGTAGCGGTGACAGTCAGTTTACGCAGGGCAGCGTCTTGTTTTTCAAAGACTTCAATTTCGAGGTCTTCCCATGCCGAACTCAAGTTTTTCAGGTCACCGTCAAGGTTATCTATTCTGACCGTGGCGATAGATTGGGCGGTGCCATCGGCATTTTTCAGCTTACGTTGTTTCTCCGCCAGCTTGCCGTTACCGGCTGCGGCCACCAGTTTCACCGCGCCTTTCATCGCCTCTTCACCGAAGATCACTTTTAGATACTCGGCTTGCTGTGCGGTGCCTAACTTGTTCTTTTTAAACGAGCGGTCAATATTTTTTAGGATTTTCTCCACCGGTAACATGTTGCCTTTACCGTCGCGGGTTTTTATCTCCAACTCCCTTAACGCTTCCGGGGCTTTACCTGTCGGGGCTTGTAACCGACTAAACACCGCACTGGTACTGGTTCCGGCCATACTGCCTTTAATGCCGTTATCCGCCAACACTCCGAGTAACGCGGTGGTGTCTTCAATGCTGGCTCCGGCGGCCTCGGCAATTGGAGCCACGTATTTCATGGCCTCGCCCAGCTCTAACAGGTTAGTGTTAGAACTGGTAAAGCCTTTCACCATCACGTCAGACACGCGTTTAATCTGGTCTAACGGCAGGTTAAAGGCTGATTGCATATTGGTGACGATGTCGGCCGCTTCGGCGATATCCACGCCGGACGCCAGCGACAGGTTAACCGTCGGCTCGGTAGCGGCCAGAATGGCGTCAGCGTCATAGCCGGAACGAGCCAGCGTGTCTTGGGTTCGCGCCACGTCGGTGGGTGAAAAGGCCGTTGTTCCGCCAATATCTCGCGCCTGTTGACGAATGGCCGCCAGTTTTTTGTCCTTTTTATCCAGCCCTAAAATAGCCTGTGTGCCGGACATTTGACTGTCAAACTGGATACCCGGCGCAATCAGTTTCGCCGTACCGTACAACCCGGCGGTTGCCACACCAAGACTGGCCGCTCCCACATTGCGCACCGTCGCGGTGGCGGCTTTGCCTTTCTGGTAGCGATTACTGATACGGTTGAGTTGTTCCTGTTTCTGGCTCAGACGTTGCAGCTCTTGGCGCTGGCGGCTCAGGGCGGTAGTGGCTTCGGTGGCACTGCTGCGTAACCGGCGCTGTTCCGCACTCAGGTTTTGGGTGGCGATACCGTCGGCATTGAGCGCATCACACTGGCGCTGTACCGACTGGCGCAGCCCGTTGTATTTGGTTTGCAGCTCAGTGGCAGCGCGTTTGGCTCCCTCCATCAGCCGGGCTTGTTGGGCGGTGGGTTTCTCGGTATTTTTAAAGGCGGTCTCCAGCGCTGCCGCGTCTTCTTTGGCTTTTTTCAGTGCCTGCCCAGTGACGGCCAGTTGAGCGCTGGTCTTGCGGAAACCCTCAATTTTCGCCGTTTGTGCATCAAGGTTTTTGATGCTGCTTTGGGTATTGCGAATATCACCGGTAAGGGATTTACTGGCGGTTTGCCCCATTCCCAGTTGAAATGCAACAAAAAGGTAGGGCATTATGCCGCCTGTAAGTGCGTTAAAAATACCTCATTCGGAGAGCGATAGCCCAGACATTTTCTCCCTCGCGTATTGAGCA